GCCGCATGGCTGCGCCTCATCCGGTCCGGGCAGCCGCCCCTCATTCGACAGGCCGCACAGATGACGCCTCCCGACGCCTCGCGCCCGGCCGACGACTTCCGCGAATTCATCGCCGAGATCGTCGCGCGGGCTGCCGTCTATGCGCAGCACGCCGAGAGCTACGCTCGCCTGGGCGACGATGCTGGGTTGCAGCGCTCGGTGCGCCTGATGACGACGTGCGCGGTCAAGGCCGCCGAAACCCTGCCCATGCTCGCCGAGGCTGCGCGCGGCGATCGAGCGATCCGCGACGCCGCCCGTGCCGTGGCCGCGTCTTCTCGGCCAGCCCCTGCCCCTCCCGCCCGCGAGCCTGCGGACGGCTGAAGCATCACCCCGCGCCCCGCCTGGGCGCACATCCCAAGAGAGCCCGATGCTACCGACCAGTCTGCGCACCATGCGCGTGGAGCGCCAAGCCGCGCCCCTGCCGTCCCGGATCGAGACCGCGAGTGACCTCGACCGCTGGCGGCAGGAGCGCGACGAGGCCGACGCCAGCCTCCGGCGCCTGACCGACGAGCGCGCCCGGATGCTGACGAGCGCCAGCGTAGACGCGATCGGCCGGAAGGACGCCGAGATCGCGACCGCCCGCGTGCGGGCTGAGCGCGCCGCCGCTGTCATCGAGGCCGCGGAGCGCCGCGCAGCCGAGAAGGAAGCCGGCGAGGCCGCCAAGGAGCCTGAGCGCCGGAAGCGGTACGCTGCCGGTCGCAAGGCCGCCGCCGAGGCCGAGCGCATCATGCGCGAGGAGTATGCCCCCGCAGCGGCGCAGCTCGCCGACGTGCTCGGGCGCGTCGCCGCGCTCCGGCCCGCGATCGACGCGGCCAACGCTGACCTCCCCGCCGACGCCGTGCGCCTCGACCCCGACGCCTTCCGCGGCCTCGCCGCCACGGCCGGGCGGTACGAGACCCGGACCACCGTCGTCACCGTCGATCAGGACGGGCAGGAGGTGCGCGGCCACATCACCGCACGCAACGCCCGTGACAGTGCCGAGCCCTGGGCTCGCCATGAGCACGCCGGCGCGCCCTCGCTCTGGCAGGAGAGCCGCGAGCGCGAGGAATGGGTGCCCGGCTCGCCTGCCGTGACCGCCGATTCCCTCCTCACCAAGACGGCCATCCCCGGCCTGCGCTGGGACGATCCGGCCTTCTGGCCGCCCAAGCGCTGACACCCCGCCCGAACCGGAGACCTCCCATGCCGAAGATCAAGGGCCCCGACCTGGGCCGACGCACCGCTGCGGCTATTGCTGCCGAGATCGCGGCGCTCGACGCCGAGCACGCCCCGCGCCTCGCGATGCTGGAAGCCGACCGCGCCGCCCGCCCGGCGCTGGTGGAGGCCGGCGACGTGGACGCGATCGAGGCGCATGACGCCAAGGTCCACCGGGCCGAGACCGAAACGGAGGTGCACACCGCGCGCCGGGCCCGCCTCGTCGCCGAGCACCAGGCGGCGGAGCAGGCCGAGGCACACACAGCGGAGCAGGCCAAGCGCCAGGCCGCCTACGACGAGGCCCGCACCGCCGCCGACGAGGCCGCCCGCATCTACGGCGAGGATTACCCGCGCCTCGCCCGTGAGATCGCGGCGCTCCTCATTCGTGCCGGGCGGGCCCGCAACCTCGTGAAGGCCGCGAATGCCGCGCTGCCGGATGGGTTCGGGCCGATCTCGACGGACTTCGAACCGAGCCGCGGGCGACCGGGCACTGAGGCGCGGTCCGAGCCCGCCTTTAAGGAGGTGCGCCGCAGCCGCAGCACGGGGCGCGAACTCCTCACCTACGCATCCGGCGATCCCGACGTAGAGGTGGTGAAGGTACCTGCAGGCTTTCGCCATCACCCCTTCGTGCCTGCGGTGCCGCACGTCCCGCTGTCCGCAGACGTGATCCTCCCTGGCGTGGCCTGGGGCGATCCCTGGTTCTGGCCGGCGCCCGCTGCCCCCTCTCACGAAGGACGCTGACCACCATGGCCGAGACCAAGACCCGGCACCGGAGCGCGCGCGTCCGTTCCGCCAGCTTCGACGCGGACGCCTACACCATCGAAGTCACGTGGACGACCGGCGCCACGGTGCGCCGGTGGGACTGGTGGGACGGTGAGGAATACGACGAGTCGCTCAGCCTGGACCCGCGCGCGGTACGGCTCGACCGTCTGAACGCGGGCGCTCCCTTCATCGACTCGCACGACTCGTCCGAGTGCTCCCGCGTCGTCGGCAGCGTGGTGCGCGGCTCGGCTCGGCTCGATGGCGGCAAGGGCGTCTGCACCGTGCAGCTCTCCCGCGCTCGCGACGTGGCCGACATCGTGACCAAGATCCGCGAGGGCGTCATCGTCAACGTCAGCGTCGGCTACTGGGTCCACGCCTTCAAGACCGAGGAGCAGGCCGGCAGCGTCCCGCTGCGCACCGTGACGGACTGGGAGCCGTTGGAGATCAGCGCCGTCGCCGTGCCGGCCGATGCCGGCTCGCAGATCCGGTCCGCGCGAGATGGTGGCGGGCGCCCGGCCAAGCCGATGACGGACTACGAGCGCGGGCAGCAGCACTGGGCGCGCCTCACGGGCAAGTCGGTGCCGCGGCGCCAGCCGGGTGCGGCCGATCGAGCCCGCGCCGCCCTGCGGAGCCAACCCGGCCGCCCTCCGGCGATCGATCCGAAGCGGGCGGCCGCGCGCAACGCCGTCGACCGCGAGGCCGGCGCCAAGGCAGCTAAGCGCCTCCTCCGCCGCGGCCACATGCCGGGCCGCTGAGGATGGGCGACCGCCGGGACGACGCGATCCTCGCGGCGATGCTCGCCATCAACCGGGCCGCCGAACCGCTCGCCGACGTGGTGCAGAACCCGCTCTTCCCCCGAGGGAAGGACGGGTCCGTCGCCGTGTGGGCGCTGAACAAGGGCTTCGACCTGACCGCCGAGCAGGTCGAGACGCTCGCCGACACGCATTCGCTCTTCGCCTTCGCGCTGACGCCAGCCGCGAGCGACGCACTTCACTGAGGCTTGACCGATGACCATCCCGCACACCCTCCCCGTCGCCGAGATCCCGGACGGCGACGCGACCCTCGACGCCATCCTCCGCCAGGGCCTCGACGCGGGAGAGTGGCCCTTCGCCGTGCCGGCCGGCGAGATGCCGGCTTCGCAGGTGCGTCGGATCGCGGACCGCCTCGATATCGTGACGACCGCCCGCGCCCGCATCGCCGCTGGCCTTGCGAGCAGTCGGGAAGCGCTCAAGACCTCGCTGCTCAGCCTGTTCGATACCGCCCTCGACGTGCGCTCGTGACGGGCGCCGCGCCGAATGACCCTCGACGCCTGCGACGAGCCGGGCCGCTGGCCCGATGACGGTTCGGCGGGCGCGCCGACCCCTGAGCCGCGCCGGCCGATCCGGCTGCGCTGGCACCGCGACGCAGACCCCGGCGCCGATCGCGCGTGGCTGGTGCGGGATCTGATCTTCGAGACCGGCAAGGGCTTGCTCTCCGGCCAGTGGGGCGCGGGCAAGACCTTCGGCGCCCTCGACCTCGCCGCCTCCGTCATCACCGGCCAGTCCTTCGCAGGCCGGCGCGTGACGCGGCGCGGCGGCATCCTCTTCGTCGCCCCCGAGGGCGCGTTTGAGATCCCGATCCGCCTGCGCGGCGTCGTCGCCGGCAAGATCGCGCCCGGCGGCGTCCCGATCGCACCCGAGGAAGGGCCCGCCGTTGACCCGGCGGACCTCCCCTTCGCCTGGATCGAGGAATGCCCGCGGCTGGTGGAGGCCGGCGCCGTCGATGCGCTCGCCGCCGTAGCGGAGCAGGCCGCCGCCGACCTGCGCGACCTCTATGGTCTGCCGCTCGCCCTCATCGTGATCGACACCATCGCGGCCGGCGCGGGCTTCGATGACGAGAACAGCGCGGCCGAGACGCAGAAGGCCATGAACGCGCTCGAAACGCTGAGCCATCGCACGGGCGCCTTCGTCCTGGGCGTGGACCACTTCGGCAAGGCGGCCGACACCGGCACGCGCGGCTCCTCCGCGAAGGAGGCTGCCGCCGACGTGGTGCTCGCCATGCTCGCCGATCGCGACGCGGCCGGCGCCATCAGCAACACCCGCATGGCGCTGCGCAAGCTCCGGGGCGGACGGATAGGGATTCAGACCCCCTACGCCCTCGACGTAATCGAGATCGGGGAGGATCGCTACGGCGAGCCCATCACGACGTGCGTGGTGCGGTGGGACGTGGAGCGCGAGCCCAAGCCGGCCGCGCCGACGCGGCAGGGCTGGCCCAAGTCGCTCCGCGTGTTCCGACAGGTGTTGCTCGACAGCCTGGGCGAAGACGGCATCCGCGCGTGGCCCTTCGGCACCGAGGGCGCCGAGGTGCGGGCCGTACGCCTTGCCAGCGTGCGGACCCGCTTCGTGGACCTCTACCCGTCTGAGGGCGAGGACGAGGCCAAGCGCGCCGACGCCAAGCGCAAAGCCTTCGCCCGCGCGGTCGCCAGCGCCACGAGCCACGACCTGATCGGCTCGGTCGAGTTGAGCGGCTTCGACCACATCTGGCTCAAGCCGGACGCGGACTGAACGGACATCCGGGACCGGACAGACAGGACACTCCTAGTGTCCTTGTCCTGTCCGTCCGGCGGCGGACACTTGGACGACCCGGACAAATGTCCGGTTTGTCCGGTTTGTCCGGCCATCATCATGGGAGCACCGTGCGTGTTCAAGATGGAGTTCCGGGGGCTCGACCAGACCCTCAGCCGGTTGGACGCCGCACCGCGACAGGTCCGGTTCGCCCTGTCGCGGGCGCTGAACGACAGCGTCGAGGCGGCCCGTACGACGCTTGTGGAAGAGACGTGGCCCAACTCTGTCACGGCCAGGAACAAGGGGTTCATCAAGACGGCCCTGACGACGAAGGGCATGAGGGCGACGAAGGACAGCCTTCAGTCTGGTCTAGTCGATCGGATCGGGAACGTTGACTTCGTTCGATTGGAGAAGGGCGGGACAAAGACGCCGAGAGGTAACATGCTGGCCGTGCCGACCAGTCGTGTCCGGCGCGGTGCTGGTGGCGCTGTGGTGCGCAGTCAGCTTCCGCGTGGTCTCGACCCGAACAAGGTCGTGAAGAAGGGCAACCTGATCTTCCTGAAAGTCGGACGAGGCAAGTCGGCGAAGCTGCAACTGATGTACAAGCTCGTCCCGCAAGCCCAGATCAAGCCCAAGGTGCCATTCAGCAAGACCTTCAATCAGAGGGTTCGGCAGGAGATGCCCGGCGCGTACCGGCGGCGGCTGGCCGAGGCGCTGAAGACGGCGCGGTAGGAGAGCGGGGCACCCTACCCCCCCCACCCCTTTGGGTCCTCCCGCACAGGGGCGGCAGGTACGGGTTCGCTCGACCCCAGAACCTCACCCTCAGAGAATTTTTCGAAGCCTGTCCACCACCGCCACCACCTTGTGAGCGAACGGAGAAAATTGTCATGCAGACTCATAGCCTTATGCAGGCAGCGGCGTTGCTGGGGGTGCACAAAACGACGCTACAAGGCTGGCTCGCGCAGGGCTGCCCGGCCGTCGAGCGCGGTGACCGCGAGCGCGGGCAGAACTGGAAGATCGACCTGAAGGACGTGATGGAGTGGCGCATCGAGCGCGCCGTCTCCGATGCCGTTGCGGCCTATGGCGGCGATGGTGCCGAGATGAGCCGCGAGGAAGCTGATCGGCGGCGTGCGGTCGCAGCGGCGCATATCGCCGAAATCGATCTCGATGACCGCCTTCGAAACACGGTGAGCCGAGCGGATGCGGCTGGCATGTTCGTCGACTTCTGCATCGTCCTGAAGACCGGCATCTCGAACGCGGTCAACAAGATGGCCGCCCGCGCTGCGACTATGACCAGCGCGGCCGAGATCCAGGCGCTTGGCGAGGCCGAGTGGAACCGCGCGTTGCGTACCGCCCGAGAAGACGCCAACCGCCTTTGGGACGAGCGCTTCGCGGACAGGGGCGCCAAGCCTACGGCTGCCGAGTAGCCCGCCGGGCCGCGCCAGCGCCCCGCGCAGCCCTTCCGACCCCGCCGGGCGGCCCGCCCGCCCCTTCCCGATCCGGGCCGCTCCTGGCCCCGGAAACGCGCCCGCGCGCCCTGCGCCGGCCCACCACGCGAGGAACCACCATGAGCGACGAGACCAACGCGACCGCCACCGGCCCGGCCCCGATCAAGTGGCCGCTCGAATTCCCACTCTCCGCCGTCGTGGAGGCGCACGGCGAGGATACGAAGGTGCTCATCCTCCGGGCGCCGACCGGGGACGATGTATTCAAGTTCGGCCTGCTCGACGGGCTGCAGAACGAACAGTTCCTCCCCCTCGTCGCACGCCTCGCGGGCGTGCCCGAGGGCACCATTCGCAAGCTGCCGGCGGAGGACGTGCTGGCGCTGGCGACGAAGCTCGCCCGTTTTTTCATCCAGGCGGCAATGAGGGGATGAACGCACGGATCGATGCCATCCTCCGAGCGGGGATCCTCTGGAATCGATCCTGGCCCTTCGCCACGCCGCCGAGCCAAGTCCCATACCGCGACCTCCTCCGCATCGAGGCGCGCACCCTCGCCCTGCTGCCCGAGGCCGCCGAGGCCGAGCCCGAGGCCGCCGAGCCCGGCGAGTTCTGACCCCTTCCGCCGATCCCGAAGCCGCCGGCCGCGCCCTCCCCGGGCGGGGCGGCGTGCGTGCGAGCCCGCCCCATGCCGAACCCGAACCTCGTCTGCGAAGTCCGCACGGACGGCGGCACCTTCACCAACTGGCTGACCGTGGCCGTTTCGCAGAGCTTTTCCGAACCGAACTGGAACCGGCATTTCCGCCTGACCTGTGCCGAGCCGAGCGAGGGGCTGTTGCAGCGCCTGGTACCGGGCAGCCGGGTCGATATCGCGCTCGCCGGCAAGGTCGTCATCGCCCGCGGCTACGTGAAGAGCCGGCAGGCGGCCTACGACGCCAACCGCCATGCGGTCCAGATCGACGGCTATTCGCAGGCCGGGCTCATCTCGAACGTGAGCGTGAACACGCCCGGTCAGACCGGGCAGTACCGGGGCTACACGCTTGAGCAGATCGCCAACGGCGTGCTCAAGCCGCATGGCCTCAAGTTCCGCCTCGACAAGCCGCCGGCCGGCGCCGACCACCCCTTTCCGCAGGTGATGGTGCGGCATGGGGAGAGCCCGTTCGAACTGATCCAGCGGCTCTGCCGGCAGCGCGGCGTCTGGATCAGCGCGGATGCGGACGGCACCATCGTCGGCAGCGGCGGCGGGACCAGCAAGGGCATCGTCTTCCAGGAAGGCCGCAACATCCTGGCCGCGAACTGCCGGATCGAGATGCCCGAGGTGGACAAGATCATCATATCGGGACAGCAGCCCGGCACGGATACCCTGTTCGGAAACAGGGCCGCCGAAGTCGGCGCGAACGTCGCCACCACCAACGGCGTG